AGGCCAATTACCGGGACGCCATGGCTGCCGGTGATTATGACGTTGCGGCTGAAATTCAGACCGAAATGTCCGCAAACGCTGCCAAGCTTTTGCAGCTTGAGCAGGGTAAGCAGGCTCTGGAAAATGCTCCGCGCTATGAAGCCCCGCAGCCTTATGTGGCAGATCCTGTGGAAGCTCTGGCTTCGCAGCTTTCGCCTCGTTCTGCTGATTGGGTGCGTCGTAATCCGCAGTTTGCGACCGACGCGCGCCTCTATAGCAAGATGATTGCGGCACATAATCTGGCCGTTGCTGATGGAATTCCGCCTGATTCTGACGATTATTTCGACAGCATCGAGTCGATTTTGAAGGTCGGCAGCCAGCGTAATGCAGAAGACAATACCAGCGCCGCTGCCGCCCCGGTTCAGCGTCGCTCTTCTCCTCCGGCAGCGCCTGTTTCGCGTAGCGGCACTGGCACCGGAAGCCGACCAAATCGGGTGACTTTGAGTGCTGAAGAGCGTGAAATTGCCAGCTTTATGGGCATGACCCCGGAAGAATATGGGCGCAACAAGCTGGCTCTGAAAAAAGAAGGCAAGCTGAACTGATTTAAGGAGATATTATTATGGATACGATTACACCCAAAAAGCGCGGACGCCCTCCCAAGGTTGTTGAAGCAGTCGAAAAATCAATTCAGTTTTCGGCAGAACAGGCTGCGGTCGTGGCTGAAGAGGCTGCGGTTGAGCAATTTAATCCCGCTGAAATTGAAGTTGTGGCGCCCCCGCGTCCTACAATGAGGCCCGCTATGCGTGAAGAAGACCCGCGCACCCGCGCTGCTCGCCGTGCCGCAGAACTGCGTGATCACCGGAATGGCGACATGGATGAAGGCGTCGATGAATTCTTTATCGATCCTGCCGATATCCCTGAGGGCTGGGCGTATGAATGGAAGCGCAAAACTGTTCTGGGGGCCGAAGATCCGGCATATCAGGTCGCTCTTGCGCGCGCCGGCTGGGAGCCTGTGCCGACTTCTCGCCATCCTTCTTACATGCCGATGGGCGGAGATTATCCGTTTATTGAGCGTAAGGGCATGGTCCTGATGGAGCGTCCGAAAGAAATTACGGATGAAGCGCGCTCTATTGAACTTCGCAAGGCGCGCCAGCAGGTTCGCCAGAAGGAAGCGCAGCTTAATTCGGCAGAAGGCGGCCAGTTTGAGCGTTCTAATAAAGACCAATCGCTGGTCAAAATTAGCCGCTCTTATGAGTCAATTCCTATCCCAGAATAATCCAGTTACCCGGGCAGGGGGAGAGGCGGCTTTTGCCGCCTCTTTTTTTTAAGTTGACATTTTTTGGAAAAAGGCGGAATTATTAGGGCAATCTCCCCCGGTGTGGAGATTATTAGCTTTTCCCAGTCTTAGTCGCCCCGGTGTGCGATGATGGCTTTCCCAAAGGAGATCCGTCATGGCGAATACTTTTGCGCCTTTCGGTTTCAGCCAGTACAGCGGTAACGGCTCGGCTCCGACGTATGAACAGAACGTCGGTTTCTGCGCCTACAACACTGCCGCGATGTACTATGGCGACCCCGTTTTCCAGAATTCGGATGGTTCTATTTACCCGACGACCCCGGGCACTGGCATTCTTGCCGGCGTGTTCGTGGGCTGCAAGTATCTGTCGGTCTCTCAGAAGCGCACCGTTTGGTCGAACTTCTGGGGTGCTGCTGATGTTGCTTCGACCAACACTGTCGAAGTCTACGTTGTCAACGACCCGAATGCCCGCTTTTTGGCTCAGGTCGGTGGTTCGTCCTCGACTGGCCTCGCGGCTACCGATGTCGGCGCCAACGTGCAGTTCGCCTATGGCACCCCCAACACCATGAGCGGTGTTTCGGGCGCTTACATTGACATCACCGTGACCCCGACCACGACGGCAACCCTGCCGTTCAAGGTGGTTGGTCTTGTCACCTCGCCTCCGGGTGCGAATGGTACGGCGTCGGGCGCTTACAACTATGCGGTTGTTGCGTTCAATAACGTCATCACCAAGACGCTCACTGGCATCTAAGGGAGTAAGGAACCATGGCTGTTAATCTTTCAGCGATTAAGGACCTTTTGCTCCCCGGCCTCCGTGGGGTAGAAGGCAAGTACGAGATGATCCCATCTCAGTACGACAAGATCTTCACCAAGCATGACTCGAAGCTGGCTCTCGAGCGTACCGCTGAAATGCGTTACCTCGGCCTCGCCCAGCTTAAGACTGAAGGCGGCCAGACCTCCTTCGACAACAATGCTGGTGAACGCTACGTCTACAATCAGGAACACAATGAAATTGCGCTCGGCTATGCCATCACGCGCAAGGCCATTGACGACAACCTGTACAAGACGCAGTTCCACCCGTCGAACCTCGGTCTGATCGAATCTTTCCAGCAGACCAAGGAAATCTACGGCGCGAACATCCTGAACACGGCCACCACCTACAACGCCAACATTGGCGGTGACGGTGTTGCGCTCTGCTCGACTTCGCACCCGATTGACGGTGGCACGGTTGCTAACAAGCCGACGACTGACGTTGACCTTAACGAAGCTACGCTGCTGAACGGGATGATCTCGATCCGCACGAACTTCAAGGATCAGGCTGGTCTGAAGGTGTTCGCCCGTGGTCGTAAGCTGATCGTTCCGCCGCAGCTCGAGCCGGTTGCTATCCGTCTGACGAAGACGGAACTGCGTCCGGGTACGGCTGACAACGACGTGAACGCCATCCTGTCGACCGCTGGCGGTCTGCCGGAAGGCTACATGGTCAACGACTTCTTGACCTCCGCGTATGCTTGGTTCTTGCTGACCAACATCGACGGTCTGTCGTACATGGAGCGCGTCAAGTTCGAGACCGACATGCAGGTTGACTTCGTCACCGACAACCTGTTGGTCAAGGGCTATGAGCGTTACAGCTTCGGCTACTACAACTGGCGTTCGATCTACGGTTCGTTCCCGACTTCGTAATAATCGGCACCCCTCCTCGTCATGGGGAGGGGTATCCCTAAAGGAGACTGCAAATGGCAGAAACTACTTTTACCGGACCGATTAAGGCGGGTAACGTCCTCCAGAGCGACGGTAGCGGCGTATTGGCTGGCGAAGGCGGCTCTAACGGCATTGCAAATGTCGGTTATGCCGTCATGGCTCAGTCTGAAGCCATCACGCAGGCGACCAACGTGTCGTCGGCTGGTGTCTATACGACCAACATCGTGATCCCGGCTGGCAGCCAGATCCTCAGCATCGACCTTCTGGTCACGACTGCTTGGACTGGTGCAGCTACGACCCTCGGCATTGGCACGACGGCTTCTGCAACGGCTCTGACCGCTGCTGGCGCTGTTGCTGGCGGCACCAAGGGCGTGGTTTCGGCCAATCCGGGTACTGTGGATGCGGCTATCGCGAACTGGAAGGATGTTGGCACGACCGACATTCAGGTCAAGGTAACTTCCACGAACACGGGTAGCGGCGTCGGTGTTCTCACCGTCACCTATATCCAGTCCAACAACCTCACAGCGTAAAGGATATTCGCTATGAAGGGACGTAAAACCCGCGCCACCGGCGGCGTGAATCAGGCAGCCGAAGATCTGGGCCGCAAGAACCTGCGGTACACCTACCAGAGCAATGTCAACGAAGAAGCTGAAAAGCGGAAGCGCGGTGGCAAGGCTGTTGGCAAGGTCCACGGCATGGATGCTAAGCATCACGCTGGTCGCAAGGCCCGTAAATCGGGCGGTGCTTGCGATAGCGGCAACCCGTTTAGCTCGGCTCGTCACGGCACTGCGCCGAAGGGTCGTAAGCTCGACATGGAAATGGAATAAGCCCCTGCTTATTTCTGGGTAAAAGAACGGGGGCTTCGCGGCCCCCGTTTTGCCATGGAGAACCTGATGTCTGATGCTTGGCAACGCAAAGAAGGCCAGTCGCCTAAGGGTGGCTTAAACGAAAAGGGGCGGGCGTCTCTCCGCGCAGAGGGGCACAATATAAAGCGCCCTGTGACTGCGGCTGAAGCAGAACGCAGCCCTGAGGCCGCTCAGCGTCGTGATAATTTTAGGACGCGGATGTGTGGGATGAAAGAGAAGCTGACTTCTGCTAAAACCGCACATGATCCGAATAGCCGGATCAATCTCGCCCTCAAGCGCTGGGATGTTAAGTGCTAATGGCTAAGGAATTTTGGGAAAAAGACCTCCCGAAAGGTCATCAGGAAAAACATTTGAACCACAAGCAGGTTCAACAGGCAAAAGCGCGCGCAAGAGCCGCTGGCAGACCTTACCCAAATCTGGTAGATAATGCCGCAGTCGCTCGCATGAAAAAGGATTAAGGCATGTATCCCATTAAGGTTTCTACGTCCGATGCAAGCGGGGGTGCCGTTACCAGCAGCATGGTGGCTCTCGACACGTTCGCAACGCAGTTCCAGACGACCATTGGCTGCGCTGTTACCGGCACGGTAAATTACACTGTCCAGTACACGCTCGATAACGTCCTTGCGGATGGCTACCTGCCTTCGAGCGGCACTTGGTACAACCTCACAGATCTGGCTTCTAAAACCGGCACGTTGGCCGCATATGTAGACTTCCCGATCACAGGCGTTAAGCTTGTTCAGAACACCGGCAACGGATCGGTTGTGATGACCGTCCTTCAAACCGGCGCCGGCGACTAAGGAATTAGGGCATGACGACAAGCGGGACGTACAATTATAATCCCTCGCTTGGCGAGCTTACTCTTTATGCCTTTAATCTTTGCGGCATTCGGAACACCGCACTGCTTCAAGAGCATATGGAGTCCGCCCGCATGGCGGCTAATATGCTTTTGGGGCGCTGGTCGTCTCAGGGCGTCAATCTCTGGACGGTTACCAAGGAAACCATTCCTCTGGTGGCGGGGCAGTCGACCTATAATGTCCCGGCTAATAACATCGTCATGCTGGACACTTATATCTCCACGACCGACGGTTCTGGGAATACAATTGACCGCTTGATCCTGCCGATCAGCCGCACGGAATATGCGTCCTATCCTAATAAGGATCAGGAAGGCTTCCCGACCACCTATTGGCAGGACCGTCTGCTGGCTGGGACCGTTACGCTGTGGCCCGTCCCTGATGGC